CCGTATAGAGACATTGATACGCTCCAAAGTTATACTTATACTTAGATTATTTATAAAGAAGGGGGACTAGCGTCCCCCGATGGATTATTCTGCTGTTTCTTCTTCGCGTGCTGCGATTGCTTTTTCAACTACTTCTAGTAATTGATCATCCATTTCAGTCTTCGTCAGTTTAACTGCTTTCTTGAGAACAAGTAAACAGATCTCAACTAGTTTTTCTCCTAGTTCTTCGTTGTCAGGTACTTTAGCAACGGCATCCTTTACGATTTTAGCCGCAAGGGGAAGTAAAAATGCAAGCATGATATCAAAGCATAGTGTGTGAACTATTTATTGCTCCCACTCATCCAATATATCTGTCAATTTTGACAAAAATTGTTTGAATGTTAGTAAAGTTCCAGAACGGTAGTCACGGCGTGCTTTGTTGACACCACCCTCAAATGATTCTTTCTTGTTCTTATGCTTCCATGCGGTAGCGTATGCGATAGATTTCTCATCATCTGTGAGTTTACCATCTTTAGCGTATGATCGTTTGATATGTTTGACCATACGCTCATACTTTTTTCCCGCTGGTGCCTCCTCTTTAACACCCATCTTAGTATCGCTACTGCCATCTTTAACCTGAGGCATAACCTCTACGGTTTGAGTTTTCTTCTTTTTGGACTTACGTTCTTTGTCTTTGCATTCACACTCTTCTCGGAGTTGTCTAAACTTTTTCATTTTTTCTTAGACATCGCAATGATCTTGCTTACCTTCTTACGACGTGCATGTAGATACTTATCAGACTTATCTACATCACCATCGTTGTCAATATCAGCATCTGCTTTACCGACTGGATCTAGTTTCTTTTCAGTAGTGTACTCAACTTCTTCTTTCTTCGCAGTTCTAGCTGCTTTCTTAAATGCATCCTTAGCAGGGTAATCTTCGCTGCCTGGTTTTGCTGGTGCTTCACCTCTCTTTCTCTTTGCATGAATATTTGCATAGAGACCTTTCTTAGCTTCTGCTAGATCATCTTCATGTGGAATTGTATTGCCATCAGCATCTTTCTGATGATGCTCTTCTTCTTTTACACAGTTAGGAACTTCCTTACCACCTTTCTTCTTAGTTCCCTTTGCCTTATATCCTTTCCAGCATGTAGAAGCACCAACATTATCTCTTGCTTGTGCCATACCTTCAGCGGTATATCTTCTCTTCTCTAGGATATAGAGTTCGCCGTCAATTTCAATCTCTTCAGTTTCTAAAACTTCATACTCGTCAGTAGACTCAGCAACTGACTTCTCTTTCTTATCAATCTTTTTCTTTTTCTTGGTGATATCTTCAACCTCAGCACCATGTGATTGAGGATCCATACCCTCAAATGCTTCGGGGATATTGCTGCCTTGGAAACAGTCGCCATCCATCCAATTTGTATACATCTTCATTAAAGAAGAAGAATATGCATCATTATGTGCAACTTTATTAACAGGTCTCTGCTTATCCATTGTTTAAAATTGAAGATCTTCTATGGTCTATTTATAGCGCGAATGTCCTTAACCCACTCGCGAAACATTTTTCCGTCTTCAGTGACAACAATGGCATAGTTTACACCTGTGCGATGTACAACTCCTTTGTCACCAGTTCTGGCGGACATAACAATATCACCTTCAGATATAACAACATTCTGACGATGTGCTTGACGTAATGCTTGTTCTCTAAGTTTTCTAAAATCTTTCATTTAAAATTAGCTGGCAAATTTGCCTTAATCTCTTTCATAAGAGCACGGCAATCATTATCATTTAATGCTCTAGGAATACCAGAACGAAATGTTTTGAAGTCACTAGCAAATGCTGCACGTCTCATTTTCGTTCCTGAAATAGCGAATGTATCACCATCAGCGTCTCTACTTCCAGAAGATCTTATTTCAATCTTCCTAAAAGAGAAATCTTTTCCGTTATATTTATGGAGGAACTGCATAGCAGAAACTCTATCAGATCCCACAAGGAACACTACCTCATTATAACCTGCAAGCATAAGATCTTGCAAGATAGCAACAGGTTGTTTAGGTCCAGAAAATATTTTACCACGATGTTCAGGGAACATCTTATTCATGTAATGCAATTTACGGTCAGGAGGTAATGGATTGCTACCTTTCTTATCTACAGTTTGTGAGATGTAGATACGATAGTCATGAGAACCTGCTTCACGTCTTACACCAGCAAAGTTCTCAGCGTGACCAGTGGTAGGTGGTTGAAACCTACCAAATGTAAAGTAGCAAGTATTACAATTTAACGCCATTGCTTCTGTAGAGTGAAGTTGTTATAAGCAAACTCCAAGCGATTAACAAATTTGATCATACTTCCATCCTTATGCAAGACATATCCCTCAGGAGTTGTGACCTTATATCCCTGCTCAGTTTGGACAAAAGTCCTAAACTCTTCTAGGTGGTCAAGCTTATCTATAACCATTTGCTTTACTGTTTGCAGCTCTTTATACAGAGAAAGCATTGATTTGAACTTATCTTTATTTTCCTCAACATATAGTTGACTGCCATATACAAGTTCTCTTTTCTTGGTTAGGTTTGCAACTGTCTTAATCTTGGCAAGTTCTTTCTCCATCTTATCGCCATAGAAATTAAGCATGTTATACATGGCATCATCTACATTATTAATACTACGAGCATTTTTAATTTCACTATTAAAAAACTGTTTTAGATAAGATGCAATATGAAACTTTTTATCTCCAGTAGTACCAGTAAGAACTACCAGTTCATCTAAAAAATAACCACATGAACCACACATACGTTCAATATTGGTGATGTAGTTATCAAACTTTTGCATTTCTGCTTTACTAAATCCAACACGATGCATTGGTGTATCGTTTTTTACTACTAATACATCAGAATTACCATCTACTTTTGCACCCGCTGCTGCTTGCATTTCAGGAACGTAACTTCCAGTGTAATGTGTATGAAAAACTACACCAATCTTTGCTCTCTTTGCAGCTACTCCAATAGGGTGATCTGTTGGGATAGCATATGTAATAGTATTAGGTCTAAAAGTATAGAGTGTCTCACCATTAATAGTCTCTTTCTTGAGATCTGTCTCTGTATATAAAAGATCTCCCTGAACTACTCCATCAATTCCAAGTCCAGAAAAATAATCCAAAGAAGTTTTTAATTTTATTGCTAAATCACCATCGTAAAAAGCATCAACATCTTCATGTGTATAACACATCTTTGGTTGTGTCTTAGCAAACACAGATTTAGTTCCAACAAAGAACAAACCATTCATAGGATTTGTTCCACAAATAATTGATGGAGCACCATCCCATTTAGTTTGCATGAAACCAGAACTCTCCTGATTTCCTAGCATTTTTTTCAATTCCTTTAAGAAAGAAACTGCTGCTTTGCACCCATCAACGCCGTAGTTCAGCATTTCATCTTCCAAGTGCTCTAGGTGTTTGAGTTGTTTAATGTTAGACATTACTTCTTAAAATAATCTCCATTAGTTCTGCTAGGATAGATTCCACCCTGAGTGTTCCTAATGTTAAAACTAAACTCATACTCAACAGTTTCAAAATTCATATTGATTCTCTTTGCTTTACCACCAGCACCACCATACTGAAGTTCTACTTTACTACCAGTTAGGTTTGCAGCACGATTCATATATGATTCATCAACTTCATAGAAGTGTAGTTTCCCCCCATCGTAATGAGTCATCCAGTACCCGTGTCCGACTCCACTCTTTATCAATCTTACCAGAGACTGCTTCTTTGAACCGCTCAGTGTGACACTTCTCAGATGGTCTGCCACCATTGACGTTGAGGTCTTTCCATACAACTCAAAAATATCTAAGAAGTCTTGATGATTAATATCAAACATATCAAGATATTCTCTACCAAAATCATTCAGTGAATGATTTCTCATATCAGATTCAGGAAAAATTTCTTTCTTAACACCAACATTAAAGAAAGCAAGTGTGTTCCCAAATTTAACAGACAAATAAATTTTTTTATTATTTTTCAAAGTCAGTGTAATATCAGAAACTTTAGATCCAATATTCAAATTAAAAACACCACCATTTGAAATATAAGGACCCTGACCATCTCGTTTCAAAGGTCTTCCAGTATCTTTTGTTCCATCATGTTTTACATCAATAATTGGAGATTTATATTTGTTCTCAATCGTTTCAATTATGTGTTCAACATGATCTTTATACTTGGTAACAGGTTCTCCATTCTGTCTCTGCACAAAAGCATCAAACAAATCCTCCTCATACTCAAGTCCAAGGTTTCTACTGCCAGTATTAGCTCCCTGCCCTCCAAACTCTGCAGTTTTTTCAAAATCATCTAGGTCTAGATATGCATCCCAATTAGGATTTGAATCATGATTGCATGTGAATTCAATTTTATTTTTTCCTCTGAATCCAGACATACACATAGAATTGAAATGTCCTTTTGCAGTTTCAATCATACGTGAATTACCACTCATATCATGAAAGTCATAATATGTTCGGACCATTTTCTTTTTATTTTTTCCACCAGCAGGAACTGATTGGTTTATCTCAAAACCACCAACTTTAACTATGCCATCTTTAGTAACAAAACTATTTACTTTTCCATTTTGATTGAGAGCTTTATCAAACAACGTATCTGTTCTAGTCAGATACGCTCCCCCTACTGCTTTCCTAGCAAAATCTGATGGCTTCATACAAAAAAACCTTCCGTCTAACTATTTAGAGGGAAGGTCTTTAAGATATTGTTTTTCATTTTGATAAGGGTGTGTCTCACCTGACCATATTTTATACCCTTCATGTAATTCTGGTATTAACCATTGATCTACCCTGTAACAATACTGCCAATTTACTGGTTGAATACAGTTCATAACAACCACTTGCCAGAATGCTACAAGGTGGATCCAAAAGGTTAGCATCAGCGGTCGCCTGCAGCGCGAACTTCAGATCGTTTAATTTCAAAAGAACCGCCAGGATAACGCTTCTCAAGTTTCTTTACGTTGCGTTCAATGACTTCATCAAAGCTGACATCCAGAGCCATTGTTGCCTGAGCGACATACCATAGAATATCACCCAACTCAATAATAAGATGCTCACGGTTGTCCTCGTTCCATGGTTTTCCTTGGAATACCATTTTCTTAACGATCTCAAGGAACTCACCACCCTCAGCATTAATTCCAACACCAGAAGTAAGCAGTCTCTCAATATTGGCACCTTGTCTATCAAGCTCACCAATACGGTCAGCGAAATCAACAAAGTTTGTAGAAGCATCTGAAGTAACTGCTGCCACAAATTCTTCATAACGGTTAAAATTAATTGTCATACGTTCCATTCTGCAAATTTAGATAGTCTAGACTGTGTGTCAGCAAATTGCTGGAAGTCCTCACCAGGATCTTCTTCATTGATACCAATAGCTGAGGCATCATCAGCAACATCATACAACCTCATTTTGGATCTGTCAATTCCCACCATGAATTTTCGTGAGGTAACGAGGTCTGAGTATCTGTTTTTAAGTTGTTTGACCATGATGCGA